AGTACCCTTCAGTTTTACTTTTGTGGCAGTTAGATCGTAACCTGTTTCATTTAAAGTTCCAATACCTACACCACCATTAACATAATTTAATTCAGTATCTGTAGAGCTAAGTTTAGCAGCTGTAACTACACCGTCTGAAAGAGTCAGAGCAGTAGAACCTGTAACATCTCCTGTGTGTGTGGCATTAGTAACCTTAGCTGTGTTAGCAGTAACAGCAGAGTTATTAGCTACTTCAGTATCAAAGTCTGTAATGTTGGAAGCTGTGTGAGTGTGTGAAGCAGCAGCGAAAGCTGTAGCCTCTTGACCATCTAACAAGTCAGCATCCAATCCACTACCTGTACCGTCTACTGTTTTTAAAGAAGTAAGTATTTCAGAGGCTGTAGGAGTACCACTAGAACCTGTAGCAGCAGCTGTAATTCTTCCTTGTTGGTCTACTGTTATATCAGCATTCGTATATGATCCAGGAGTAACAGCAGTGTGATCTAGTTTAGCAGCAGTAACTGCATCATCAGCAATGTTAGCTGTATCTATTGGACCACCTGCAACACCTGTAGCTAGAGTCGCAGCAATCTCAGCATCAACATAAGTCTTCCTAGTAGCGTGGTTTCCGTCAGTAGGATCAGAGGATGGAAGCGTCAACGCACCTGTCATTGTATCCCCTGCCTTAGACACCTTCAGAGCATCCGCAGCAATCCTGGCAGTCTCTTCAGCATCTACATCTGCAATTCTAGCTGTTCTTTCAGTAGTAATCTCAGTGTCCACATAGTTCTTAGTGGCAGCATCCTGTGCAGCAGTAGGATCAGCTAGGTCAACTATCTTAGCTAAGTCAGCTTCAAAGTTACCAGCAGAGTTCTTAGTCATTACATTCTTACCGCTGCCTTCCTCAATCTCTTCATTAAGATATAGGTTGTGCAAGTAAGCACGGTCTAGTTCTACTTCAGTAAGTACACTACCGTTTTCAAAGTCTACTAATGCTGTTTCAGATGCACTGTCTCTTTTAATTCTTATCCTGTCTCCAGTAGCTGGTGCAGTAACAAATATGATAGCTTTAGATGGAGAAGTCTGTATGGTGTAGTCATCAACTATTGTCTTAGTAACAAAAGCACCGCCTGATACGCTGGCTTGATCTACTTGTACTACAATGTGAGAGTCATCAAGATAAGGAAAAGAGAAAGCAAAAGAGGTCGTCGTATTGTCCCCTGTGTAGTCTACGAATGTATTAGCCATAGTAATCTATTATTAATTTGTTTGTGATAAAAGTTCAAGCACTTAGTCAGCGAGTTGCATTTGAGGGTTAGCATCTAGTAGTTCGTCTAAGTCGTAATCTTCAAAAATATCTTTAAAGGATTTAGGCGAACCTGTGGAAAAATCAGCTCTTTCCTCAGTCATGTCTACCTTCTGTCTTAAAGTAACACTTGGTCCATATTTTTCGTACTCTGGAGTTCCTTCCTTATTTTTATCAGAAGTATGTAAGAACTCATCTAACCATACAGTACCGTCTTGATTATCTTTATTATCAATAATTCTGTATACGGTTTCGTTATAAGCCTCACCTAATGTTTCGTTAAGAATAGCTATAGCTTCATTACTAACAGATAAAGGGTCTGAACTTCTATCCCTTCGCCTAGAACCTTCTTCATATAATTCTTTCCACCAAGATTGTTGTATTAAGTTATTAACAGTATCCTTAACCCCTGTCTTTCTAAGCTCCAAAGCAAAACGATAATGTAAAGACATTCCTGTATTATCGACAAACTTATACATATCTATACCTGTATCAGAACCGAATGAGGTAGGTTTATCTTTTAGCTGCCCTCGTCCTTCTATATCCTTTGAATATATATCATCGAATGCTGTTCTTTCTAATTCAGTATCTGGGGCAAAACGAAAAAATGCTTGTAATAAATTCTTCTGCGATGGCATGTCTTCACCGAAATGATCTACCTTTTTATTACCTGTTTTATTGTAACCAATCATTCGGTATAACATACGGTCTTCTATAGTACCGCCTTTAAGTTCATCTATATCCCCATCTCCGAAATAAATTTCTAATAGTTTACGCATTTGAGCAGGTACTAAACCAAACGACGCACCCCAATCAGAAAGCACGCCTTTCATCATATCGTCATCTCCACTAAGCACCCGCTCTGCTGACTTCAAACCACCAGCAACAGGTACTTCTTTACCCATCTCGACTAAGGAGCGTAAAGCTACATTAAACGATGTTTGATTCTTTTGTAACAAAGGTTTACCAGTGTCATCCTCTTCTTCCTTTAACATATCAACCATAGCTAAATCAGCTCCTATAGCAAAGGGTCCAGATATTGGTAGAAACTCTTTATATTGCCATCCTAATATACTATTAGGTTTAGCCTTTGGGTTCTTGTGTGTAAACTTTTCCCTTTGTTCTTTAGTCATCCAGGATAGTGTACCTACTGATAAACCCATAAGAGCTGTTATATATCCAGCAGCCATCATCCCTGATCCCCATAGTGTGTCAGTAATAGCGTCTCTGTGATATGCTATCCTTCTACCTTTCAACTCTCTAATCTTCTGTTCGTACTCCTCGTTAGCCTTAACTAACCTAGCTCTTCGTTCTGGTGTTTGGTCTGGATGCTCAATATGTTTTCTATTTTTATCTATGATTCTTTCAAAGTAATTAATCTTACGATTATACGGATTTCCTGCTGCTTGCGTAAGTGGAATGAAAGGCAGTGAAACTCTAGTAGTCCTTCCAGCACCTCTAGCAACAACCGTAACAATAGGCATAAGTAAATGCATCAAAGCTCCGCTAGCAGGGTTGTCTTTGTTTTGTCTAATTTTCTTAGCCATATCCAAAACTAAATCTGCAAACGGTCTAGCTATTTCCCTGTGGTCTAATTCGGCTACATTAGAATCAAATAGTAGTTCTTTATTAATAGTGTCTGTTGCTGTGGCATTAATACCTTCATCACTTAGCACATCTATACCGTTATCCTTAGTCCATTTCGAATCGTATAATTGGGCTGCGTATTCGGCTGCTTTCGTAGGATCATTAGGATAAGTATCATACGCTTTCTTCCATTGTTCAGACATAATCTCAGCCCTAGACAGCTGTCTTCTAAACACTTCATCTATAGGCATTATACCTCTTAACGGTAGTCTATATATTTCAGTGAACATCCTACCTACAGGCAAGTGGGCTAATATAGAAGCAACACCGCCTTTTCTAATCCCTTCACCTCTAAGCCTTTTGTCCCTAGCTTGCTTCCGAGATAATTCATATAATTTAACAGGGTCTTCAAGAAAGCCTCTTTCCCTAGTAAATTTGTTACGACCCGCCCCTCCAGTGGCACTTTCTAAATCTTTAGCAGTTCTCATAACAGCCCTACCAGTTCCCTTCCAATTGCTAAAACCTTCCTTTAATCCCCAGAAGTTTGCTTTCATTGTTTGGAATGCTGATATATCGCTAGCTTTATAACCACGAGTAACAATTACATCCGCAGCGAACTCAGTAAAAGGCTTTACGATCTGTTTAAATGTACTAGTAACACCACCAAGAAAAGAAGCAAATACTGAACTCGTTTGGTAAATCATAGCCATTACACGAGCATTAGCCCACGCCCTTAAAATACTAGCTATCCTACTGTTAACATCATACTTAGCTGATTCTATAATAGCTTTACTTACATCCTCATATATACGCTCATCACGCATAGCGTCTTGTGCTTCATCCAAATCTTTTATAAAAGCACGCATACGGCTGTCAGATTGCCTTATTTGTCTTCTTAGTTCGTCGTTACTTGATATAGGTTTAGGTCCAGTAGGTTTAGGTGTTATATGTGCACGGATTTCAGAGACTATACCACGACCTTCCATCTCCGCTTGTCTAGCTAACTGCTCTCTTAACTCTTTTTTCTTTAAAGCTTCAGCCTCTATCTTGTCGTAAAACTTTATTTTTTCTTGATACTCCAAACTTATTGGGTCTGTTTCCTCAAACTTCCTGCCAGCTGCTTCATAAGCTCTTTTATCTAAATCCTCGTCATCAAACGCACGCTGTCTTCTAGCCTCTAATCTGTCTTTTAATTTAGCTCTTTTCTTTCTGATAGCTTCCAACATCTTAGCTTCCTGATAGGCTTCATCCATTTCCAATCTAGCTCTATCCATATCATCAACACGTTGACGCATATTCCTACGAAGAAAAGCGATCTGTTCGTCTAACTCAGCTATAATACCTGCTGATTTTTTAGGACCAGTGGGCTTAGGTGTTACTTCTGCTCTTTGTGCTCCGAGAGGTCCAGTCTCCAATTCAAGCAACCTAGCTCTTTCAGCATATTTTTTCTTTAATGTTATTATCTGCTGCCTAGCTTCTTTATAGTAAGCTATCTTATCCTCCCTCTCTTTAATGCGAGGGTCCTTCTCAATAGGTTTTTTAACACTGGGTTCAACAGGCTCTTTAGCGAAGCTTTCTCTTAATTCTTGTAATTCATCATCAAGTTTAGAGATTTGTTTATTGATTTCTTTTTCAGCTTTAGCAGCTTGAAACTCATCAGTCATTTCTAAAGCAGCCTTATCTATTTCTTTTACTCTGCTTCGTATATTACTTTCAAGAAACGATATATCTTTATTTACCTTCTCTAATTCACCCGGGACTTTAGTTGGTCCTTTAGGCTTAGTTATCTCAGCACGCTGCTGCCCAAGTGGTCCTGTTTCTACTTTTAATAATCTAGCACGCTCCTTATAAGCTGCTTCAAGTTTTAAAGCGTCACGTTCATTATCTTCATGGAACTTTACAGTCCTCTCTAATTCTTCTATCTCAGCATTGACCTCAGCTTTAGCAGCTTTATCTTTTGGTCTTATTTTCTCTAGCTGAAAAGCCCGTGCTCTTAATTCTTTTAACCTCTTCTGTAATCGTGCTTTCTTCTTAGCCTCAGCTTTAGCTGCCTTCTTAGGGTCTTGTAAAGATATGTCAGACTCGACTAATTGTTTCTGTAGTAATTTCTTAGTCCTGTTGTTTACCTGTCTGATCTTAGCTAAGTATGAACCAACTTCCTTTTTATTAGCCCAATCAGGAGCAGGACCAACTTCTTGTTTTATCTTTGCTAGGTCTCCCTCTTCAAGTAACTCTAAATATGTTTCAAGTTTAGCTTCTTCTTGTGCTATTTGTTTAGCTTCTCTTTTACCTGTGGCGTAGAAGTCTAATCTCTTTTGTATGTCTATTTCTTGTTCGGACTTCTCTCTAACTTTCTTAGCTTTAGCTTCTGGTTTGAGACCTGCGAACTCTTGTTGTGCTTCTTTTAACTTATCTCTTAACTTAGCTACAATAACTTCCTGTGAAACTTCTTTAGGTTCTTTTTCCGCAGCCTCTCTAAGTTTACGTTTGTAGTCAGCTGTGGCTTTACGATCAAATTGTTCACCTAATGCTTTAAACCTTGGTCTAATGTCTAGTGCATCTTTAATGTTCTTAGATAAGTCACCATCTTCAGCGTTCTCTATAGCGTGTCTTAAAGAACCCTCAACTCTTGCCCAAGCCTCATCTTCCTCGATAGCTCTGTTACTTAGTTCATCAGAGTAATCGTACTTGGCGGAGTCCCTACGTTTAGCTTGTGTACCTCTAGCGTGCATTGTATCTAGAGGGTCCATCACTTTCTTATTTAATCTTCTGAGAAAAACAACTTCATCTAATGCTACTTCTAACGCACGAGTTTCTTTGTTACCGCTATCTCTAAAAGTTTTAATAGCACGATTAAATGTACCTAATGTATTTCGCACCAGCTGCCCCGCTTCTCTAGCTATTTCTGGGCTGCTTGTTGTTGGTGGCACTCCTGTAGAGAAAGCCTCTTTAATCCTAGCGTGTAAACTCTGTAACTGCTTCTCGTTCTCAGGTAACTCAACTTCTTTAGACTTCTCAACAGTCTTAGGTTCTGGTGTGGGTACTTCAGCTTCAACTGTTTCCTCCAGTTTTTCCACAGCTTTGGGTGCTTCAGGCTCCTCAGTTACAGTGGGTTTCTTTACCTCTTCTGGGATTGCCGCATCAGGTTCCTCTAAAGCTTGTGGTTCCTCTACTTCGGTTGGTTTTACTTCTGGTTCTTCAATTACTTTTTTATCAACAGCTTCTAATTCAGTTTCGGTTAAGGGTTTAGGTTCTTCGATTGGTTTAGGATTAGCTTCCGCTTCGTCTACTTTAGCGTTGGCTTCTTTTATCTCTATAGCCGATTGTTTGTTAAGTTTTATAGCTTCTTGTACTGCTCTAAGTTTCTTAGCTAAATCAGCTTTACTTTGATTTTTAGCAGCAACAGCTATACCACCTCCGAATCCAAATTTAATTTCTTTAGGTAGTTCTTTTTCTGTTTTTTTAATCTGATCCTTAATCTGCTCCTCTTCTTTTTTAAGAGTTTCGTCCATCCGTTCAACCACAGTAATTGCTTGCTTCCTACCCCAGCGACCAGATTGCCTCCAAAAATTAAGCAATGAACCACCTCCTTTTAAAGCTGTGTTTAAAGTACCTCCTATACCCGCTGAAGCGTATGCATCATACTGATCGAAGTTCTTTCTTTCATTCATCATCAAACCAACTGTTTGTCTGAATGTAGATTCAAGAAGACCTAACGCAGCACCACTCGCTGTACTCTTTACTCCATTTATTATTATTTCTTTAGCTCCAAATCTTTTACCTAACGCTGGTTGGACGAACTGAAAAATCTTTCTATTGTCCACCATCGTTGTTATTGGTGTGGCATTAAACAAAGCAGCAGCGTATACCTCAGACATATACACAGCAGTTTCAAGGTTATAAGCTTTCTTTATTTCCTGTGCTTGCCAGTTAGCTAAACCACCTATAATCATCTCACCACCAACTAACCCAGCCCATCCCATAGGAGTAGTCCAACTAGTGGGATTAACTTTCATAGCGGCTCTAGCTTGTCGAATACGATTAATCCAAATAGATGTTGTTAATATAGTACCTAGTTCAAATGTAGTGGCTGCGGTGTACCCTAACCATTTATCTCTTGCAGTAGGACCCTCCTGAACTCTTTCTTGCTCCTCTAAGTTATGGAGAATAATATCACTATCCTCTTCGTAAGGAGCTGGCGGTCTAAGTTCTGGAGCTAATGTAGTATCATCAAAAGACTCCTCAGGCTCTTCAGCTAAAGGAGATGACAGTTGATTATATGTGCCTTTCCTCGCAGCTTCAAGGCGTTCTTCAAAAGTTGTAGCCATAATTTAAAATCTATTAGGACGCATCAATAAGTCTAATTGTATAAGTTTAAAATCATTCCATGTCTTATCTAATCTGTACATACCTAAATCATTTACTTGCTTCAAAGCTTCTACTTCTTCTTTTGATAACTTTTCCCCTGCTACATCTTTAGTCATCACGGTCTCCCATTCTGTGAACTTATATTCAAGTTCATCTAAGTCTCTAAAGAGCTTAACATCATCGCTATCAAGTCCTAATTTCTTTAGGATAACAGGAGCTTCAGGATCGTACTCAAAGAAACCATAGTTATAGTAAGACCTTCTAGCTTCATTTATTTGTTTTCTCTCCATCATCTGACCACGGTCACGCTCTACCACAGACTGCCTAACCCTATCCATTGTGCCTATATCAACGGCTCTTAATGAAGGGTAGAAAATTTCTTCACCTATAACGCCTCCTGTTTTCTTAATAACAACTCCAGGAGCTTCACGAACTAACTGACCTGTTTGTGGATCAATGCTTTCACTTTGTGTTTCAGGACGCATTCCGTATACATCTCTGTGAGCATTAACAATCCTTTCCCACCTAACGGCTTCTTCCTCTATTAGTTTATTCTTCTCAGTGGTTAACTTTTGGTTTCTTTTATCTGGAGGCATATTCATTACCTCACTCCATTTATCTTTTAATTTTTGTTGTATTCTGTCACGAGCACTTCGACCAAAACCTCTAGTAGTCTCACTTTCAATAAAAACAGAAAACCTCGCTCTCTCTCTTGAACTTCTTAATTGATCCCCATATACAGATTCTGCTTTAGGTCTGAGCATTTTAGTTACATCAGCTTCTGTATCTTTCCACTGGTCTGTATTAAATATAGCCCCTTTCTCGTTCACCTCTGCACCAACAGCTTTTAATTCATCCCAAGCTCTATAGTTTTTATTCCGCAGCCAATCAGTTAAAGATACTTGTTTATTTTGGTTAGCAGCAAAGTTCCTAAATTCCTCTTCTTCTTTTCTCTTAAAATCGTCTCTAAAGTTTAATGGGTTTTGTGGGCGAAGATATAAATCTTCATCTATTTTATTAATTCTAGTGGTATTACCCACCCAAAGTAACTCAGCATCGTCAGAAGAATCCTCGTCTAACGCTATATTTGAAAGTATGTTTTTATAAGCAGCTTGTGGATTATTTGAAGATAATATTTCATCCACTAATTTTTGAACCTCTTTAGGGTTATTTTGTAAAGCTGGGTCCAAACTTACAATACTAGTTTTAATAGCATTTATATGTGAAGCTTCAAGCTGACCATCTCGCTCTAACCCCGATATACCCTCAGAAGCTATGTCATAATAACCAGCGAATAACTGTTGCTTTTTAGTAACGCTAAGTTTGTTATCTTCTTTTCGTGCTGTTTCTAAACTGGTTATGACACTGTTTATTTTTACTTGCGAATCTGTGGACCCAAATACTTTTCTATTATTTACTTTAGCACCAACCATTGACTGAATAAAAGCATCAGCATCGTTATATCTACCGTTAGTTACTAAAGTGTAAGCTTGTGTTATATAACTATTTAAAAGTATTTTCTGTCTAGTACCTGGATCAATGATACCAGCTTCTTTCATCAGCTCTTCTCTATTTGTTATGAGGTTTTGTAATTTATCTACAGTCATAGGACCCTCAACTTTCCTCGTAGCGAACCTAAGTTCACTCATTGAGTCCTCATCTTGTGTATCTTCTATAAAATCTTGTTTAGCTTTTTCAAAGTCTGCTATTAAATTACTTTTGTATTTAGGAGCAATAGAACTCCACATAGCTTTAGCTGCAACGGAGTTTGCTTTATCTTCCCCTATCTCGCTTACTAAACCCTGCCAGCTGTTAGACAGTTCTGTATCTACTGC